TGAGTGGTGACACGAACCGTGTCATAAAGAGGCCGGTCAACCAGCAATGGTTGCTTATTTGTAGAGGTCGAACTCAATTTCCTGCTCCAGCCTTAAACTTTTCTCTTATTATAAACGATCACATGTTGCTTAATTGGTTAAAAGCAGCAAACCCTGCAGGTAGCTTAAGGCGATTTTCAATTAATTGATTTGGATTTGCCTGAAGAGTCAAGAAGGTTTGAAAGCTTTGTCCTTCATCTCCAGGTTTAAACTTGCTTAACTCATTAAATTTTGCGTTAATTAAAGACGTGTCTGTTGAAATAAAAGGAGAGATACCACGCTCTCCATAGCGCCATTCATTGTAATCACCTGGTAGCAACTCAGAAGAAGAATTTAAATATTCACTACGCTTCATTGTCAGGACTCCATGTTTGACCTAAATAAATCCAAAAAATCTGTTGGTAGTGGCACTGCCTGCCTTGAGAAATCCAGTAATTGCTCTGGGTTCATCAAAGATGACGATGGGATGGAAAGGGAAGATTGAGGGCCAAACGTATTAGCTTCTTGTCTTGCTTTAATTAAGTAAGGAAGAACAGTCTTTAGTTGTTCCAGTACCCCTGAAGCCATTGCGTTGCCTTGCTGCCGAGGAGTAGCAGGAGCAGGGGCGGGTGTCCCAACTCCACCTGCTTCCAACGGATCACCAAGGGTGGCCTGCGCTCTTTTGTAAAGACTTCCACCGGGCAAAAAGTTTTTTACGGAGCCAGCTGCTGAGGTACCAAAGGAATCTTTTTGTGTTAAAGCGTTTGGATTGCCGCCAAGGATTGTTGCATACAGTCGATCCACACCCATCTTGCCGGGCTTGTAGCCACGATCAAGAAGGAATTTTTCAACTGCAGGCATTTGCCCTGCAATTGTGTAATTACCAATTTTATCTTTATCTAAATAACGTGCTCTTTCGGGACCACCAAATTGAATCAAGCCGTAGTAGTTGCCACCTGCGCCACCAAAAACGTTTGGCCTAAATCCAGATTCTTGATGAATTACGGCACCGAATTGATATGGATCTACGCCAAGACGCTTTGCTGTATCAAAGACAGCTTGCCGATCTTCAGGTCGTAAAGTACCGATGCGAGCAGGTGCCATAAGTCTGTCAGTTGTACGCTCCTACCCAATTTGATTCAGCCTTGAGACCAGGAGTAAATACTGCTTGAAGAGAAGCGATAACACTTAGCTTGGCAACAAGACGCCGAACAAAATTAGGGCAAAGAATCATGAGATCAAAGCAACAACGCCGGCCTCCTTAAATCAAAGATTTAATACCGGTTGGTGGTCTTACCTATCTCAAGAGATAGCGCCAAGTAACTTCAGTATATCAAGAAGTTATTTTAGTGCGTTCATGTATCTTTGAAGCAGCTCTTTGCTCAGTTGAGTAGAGTCAAAGCTACCTGCGGAATCAAGTCCTGGAACAGCCCCATAACCTTGCGTTGCAGGAGGAGGTGTTGCAACAGGCTGCCGACCCTGGAACGAATATTGACCAATGTTTTGTGGCACAAGCGGCATAGGCTGCTGCACCCCAAAAGCACCTAAGTCAGCTGTCGTTGTGCCAGGGGGTTTGACCTGATACTGATTGCTGAAGTAGTTAGTGGATCCAGGGAAGATGGGAGCTGTTGCTGTAAAGGCGCCTACACCGGGCTGAGCGGCTTCTTGACGTACTCGTTGGACCACATCGTAACCAGCCTGGCCTGGCTTGACTTTTGCGGCAAGGGTTGGGTTTCGACGTGCCCAAATCTCCATGCCAATATTTTCTGAGTTGCTAAAGTCTTTTGCTTTTGCATCAGCCTGACGTGCAGCTTCGTAACGCTGGAGATCAGGGTCTTGAGCAGTTAGCTGAGCGACACGTGATACTTCTTGTTGGTAAGCACGTTCAGCCGGATTGCCTGCGGAGGCAGAAGGAGCTGATGAGAAGCTAGGACGAGTTGCTGCAGAAACAAAAGAATCAGGAGAAGAAACAAGAGGAGCCGTTGATACAGCATTAATTGTCTTGCCTGTTGCTAAATCAAACTCACCAACTCCAGGCTGAAAATATGTACCACGACCTCTTGTGGTATACCCCTGCTCTCTCAATCTGCCTAGGCGGATTGCTAGATTTCCTCTTAAAGCAGCAGGACTCGTTCCTGTATATTCAAATTGACGAGTATAAGGCTTGTTTTTATTTTGTATTGATGTAACTAAATTTTGCAATGAGGTAACAAGATTATCTGTTGGATTAAAAACTTTTTCGGCTTGTTGTCCAGCGGCGACTATATTACCTGCTAGGCTAGTTGCGCTACCTAACGCACTAAGTGATCCCAGTAAGTTAGCCGAAGGAATGATTGGACCAGCTCCAACAGAAGTATGACGAAATGCAGAATTTGCTCTTATTTTGGCAGGAATGTTTTTTTCAATTTTAAGACCAAATCCCCTTATTGCTTGTGAAACAGGAGCAATTATTGAATTAAAATCAGGCATTTTACCTCCAGTTAAGGTCTAAGTAGATACGTGAGCCAACAGCGGTATCAGCCGGGCCCGGCAGTGCTTGTATAAATTCAGCTCCAGAGCGTTCGTAACGGTAACGAGCCTGGAACGGATCCTTGTAGTTAGGAACGTAAAGGATATGAGCTAAACGATTCGTCTCATAAAGATAAATCTCATCCCATGTCTTTAACGCTTCCTTGGCATTGCTGGATCGGATGGTACGATCCACGTCACCAGCAATGTTTTCGATACGTGTAGAAGGTGAAGTTGCGACTTCAGTCTTCTTTTCTGCTGTATCACATCGTCCAATTTGAATAACAATTTTGTTATAAAAATAAGAGTCAGGGATAGTATTCATAGCTTCTTCCAGCCTGGCATAATCACCTGCTGGAACAGAGACCACAAAGTAACCCAAGTGGTATCTAACCCTGCTTTTATCGAAGTCAGATAACTCCACTTCTATCTACCTGTTTATCTTTTATTATAAAAGAAGGTAATCATTCAAAAAGACTCATGGCTTTTTGGGGGTCCATCAAGAATTGGGTTGGCGATAGCAAAGTATTTTGAGAAAGCAAATTACTGTCTCTTCGCTGCAGGGCTTGTTGTAGTGCTGAGGACATCAAAGCTTCCCGTAAGGTAGGTTGCTTTTTTTCTTGTCCAAACAATTCCTTTAACAAGGAAACAACTGCTTGCTCACCTGGTTGCTGCGTTTGTTGAGCAGGTGGTTCAGGAGATGCTTGTCCAACAGAAATATTTCCTTCTTTTTCTGGACGGTCTATGTTGCCATGTCCTACTCGCGCCACCATCCTTCCGCTGGGATCCAGGGATTCTGAATAGTAGCCGTAGCCACCGCCTGAGCCACGCCTGATGGTTCCCCCTGGTACGGCAGGAAGAAAGATTGATGCATCTTCTACAGCACCTTTTTCAAACCTGTTTTTACCTTTGAAAGGTGTGTAATAATCAAAAGACTGCCAGACGCCGTGTTGACTGTGGCCATGAGCAGCTGCTGCTTTTTGTAGGAGATCAATTTTATCGGCTAAATCAGCATTTACGTTCCAGCGCCTTCCCGATACTGCAGCGTTGGAAAACTCAATTTCTCTACCTATGGATGCATTTTGTCTTGCAATGGCGTCCAACATCTTTACCTTTTCAGCTGCTGGTAAAGATTGAAGAAGTTTTAGATCCTGGTGATAAGCAGTAGAGCCACCAATTTTATTACTTGGTCCCGTAAAACCAGATCTAACTGTTGTATAGGACATTATTGTTTTATTTTTTATTATAAAACTAAAAAGCCCCTGTGTTTGCAGGGGCTGGCAAGGAGATAAGTTAGACCCTAATCAGATCAGCTGAAACGACCGCGTCCCAATCAACCCTTTTGATCTGTTTAAGTTGCTCAAGATTATTAAACCTTTCACCCGATAAACTCATTTGGAGGTCTTTAATTTCTCGAGCAGTCTTAAGACCAATACCTTTGATGTGGTCGGCAATCATTTGTGGTGTTGCACTATTGATGTTCAACCGCGTGTCAGGTGGAAACGAACGAGGCTCTTCTTGTGCTGCTTTATCTTTTACTTGTAACGTCTGAACTTTTTTAGTTGCAGTCTCGTCAGGAGTGAGTTCAGACTTGTAGGCCGTATAGAGGCGACCATCTTGGTCCTCCACCATAAACCAATCGCCTGAATCCCACTCACTAACGATTTTGACGCGTGCGCCTGTTTTTTTGTGCTGATAAAGCATAGGACCAGAAATTGCCTGGTCCTAGTTTAACTTACTCAGCTGACAGTGCGGCCCAGGAGGTAGCCGTCGATGTCCTCGTAGCCAGGGGCTTCATCAGGCTGCAGGTAGCACAGCTCAACCACGATGTAACCGGTCAGACCAGCAGAGGCATCCGCATCAGAGATGAAGAAACCACCAGAGGTTGCCGTAGCGTTACCAGAGGCCTTTGAGTAGACCTTGAAGGTGGTGTCGGAGGTGATCTCCTTATACACCACACCGCTGTTCACCAGGCCGCTTGCAGCGGTCACCTGAGCGAGGGCAGAAGTGAAGAAGGGGAAGGAACCATAGCCTTCCGAACCACCAGAAGCAAAGATGGTGGTGGCGGTAGAGGCAGCACCAGAGATGCTGGCTTGTGCAATGGGTTCACCGGAGGCAGCAACGGGGCTGCCGCTGTTGTCACGCCCGAAGGAGATGAGGCAACCGGTTACGGCATACACACCGGAAGCAACACGTCCATCGCCCCAGCCGCTAGCGATCGACATCGCGGTGCGGTAGATGTAAGCAGGACGGGTGGTGGAAGCACTGACTTCCATGCCGGTGATGTTGGGGCGGGTGTCATCTTGCCGATAAGGCGAAGGGATGATCACACTGGCAGAAGCCACGCCACTGGTGGTACCGGAACCAGCGGTAACGGGCACGTAGCCACGCAGCTGGAAGTAACGGTAGCCAGGGACGGCAAGCACGGAGGTAGGACCACCTTTGCTGCTTTCGTTGGTACCATCGCCACTATTGTCGATGTTTTTGTACCAGCCGTTGAGGGGCTCAGCCCAGTTGCCGGGATAGATTTTTTTAGAGGTTAAGTAACCCATTTATTTCTCCAAAAAAGGTTTATGAATTTTATCAGATAACGCCGTCGTCAGACACGAAGCTGTAAGCGGTGGTCACGAAGTCCTTGTTGAGGATTTCAAAACCAGCATACAGTTGCCAGATCAGAATGATGAAGCGGCTGAAGTCATCGTTGTTGTTGATGAGCACTTGTGCGTTCGGACCACCGATACCAACGCCGATTGCCTGAGGACCGAAGAAGAAACCTTGGGCAACTTCTTGGTTGGAATAAGGAGCACCGTTGGTGAAGGAAGCGGAGATAGTTTTGGACGGGAAGTTAGTCGACTCGAAGAACTTCACGCCTTCGAACTGAACACCAGTCGGCATGACGGGTTCACCAGCCAGGAAGTAACCTTGGCCGGCTTGAGGACCTTGGTAGAAGCTGGCGTTGTTCGGCAGCATGGGATTACCCATGTACATGCCTTGACCAGGATTACCCGCATAACGAGCAATCTCACGGAAGTCAGGATCACGACGCAGATGCATCATGAAGGTGGGATCGCAAATGCAACGATACAGACCATCAGCAAAGGTCGGAACGTTGCGCTTACGAAGGTCCTTGACCACGGTCAGCAGGTCGGTACGCACCTGGAACTGCTGAGTTTGAGCGGTGTACTGATCAGCGGTGTAGGTAATACGACCAGAGGAATCTTTGGTCTTACCACCGGGGAAGTAGTAACCACCTTGGGTACCAGAGGCAGCACCATTGGCTTCCGCTTTCGCCAGTTCGTCAATGAAGACGCGGTCACGCCACCGGCGATAGTCATCCAGCAGCGTGAGGCTACCGATGGACTGGTGGAACATGTTGAGATTACCGGTGTCCAGCAGCATGCGCTGAGCGGTAATCAGAGTTTCACGAGCAATTTTGAAGGTGCTCGGCTGGGTCGGATCGCCCGGGTCAGCAGGACCAGTGTATTCCTTAAGCACCACCAGGACTTTTTCCTTGGTGATGTTGCGGCTGTTGGCGGTACCAATAGTCTGGTCAGCAATACGCTCGCGGCTGTCCTTGGTGCCAGGGCTGCCCCAGAACTTATAGCGATCAAGCTGTACGGTTTGACCAGGTTGACGGGTGAAATCGTGAACCACAACGGGTTCTACGGCCATTTCACAAACGTATGCAGGGTGGGGACGATAGAGTTCCGCACCAAGAATCTTAGGGAAGTCGTTCTCCTGGTCTCTAATCTCTTAGAGGGGTGGACTATCTCTTCATCCCTGTGGGATGCCGGACGCTAAATCTGGTATTACGTAACAAGTTCGTGTTACCCCCAGTAGTCTCTGCACCTTCCAATCACGCTTGATTGGCTTGGCTCAGGATTACCCTCGTCTTTACGTTAGGGCTTCCCTGAATTCATCCGGTTTGCACCCATCGATTGCTCGGTGGGGTGACAACGCTGAGCGTTCAGTTGAGGCATGCTATAGTTTGGAAAGATGTTTATGAACAACATGAACCCAAAACTTGTACCTGGATTTGGTAATCTTTACTTAACAGAAGAAGGAAAAGCTTTTGAAAAGCAACTTGATCCCGACAATCAAGAATACTTTCAAGCAATTCCCATTCGTTCCACCAGTGTTTATGACCGAGTTTCAGTTCTTGTAAATGGAAGAAGAAAACGCTTTCATCTTCATGTCTTGATGGCAATTGCTTTTTTAGGATTAGATCTTCGTTCCCATGGAACTAGTAACTTTTCCTTACAAGTTGATCACAAGGATAATGACAAGAGAAATAATCGACTTGACAATCTTGAGATCGTTACCAAACAAGAGAACTTAACAAGAGCCTGGAAAACAGGTTGTTACAAAAACAATGGTTTTGCCAGTAAAGGAAAACCGAAGAAATCTTTGAGAAAATTTTCTTCGGATGATGTGGCCCAAATCAAAGCTTTAAAAAAGGCTGGTCTTTCTTATCGAAAAATTGCCGAAAAGTTTGACTGTAACCACGGAGCTATTTACCAAATCTTGAAGGGGCATACCTACCAGGATCTGAACTAGCTATCAATGAACACTTTGGTGTATCCTCCAGTGTCAGTGTTTCTATCGGGTGAAAGATAAAGACACTTAATGTCTTATCTAAAACAAATTGTAGCAGTTACTAATTTATCAGCCAAGATAGCGAAGCGTAGGAGTACTCAAGCGTGCTCCCATCGTGTTACTGGAACCCGGAGTCTCCGGGTCCATGATGATATCTTGGTTGACCATTGGGATCAGATTCGAAGCCAACTCAATTCCACCAGCCGCACCACCTGCGCCAAGTGCTGCGGTGCCAAGTTGATTCACAAGCATTTGATTTTTTAACATTTGCGAAGAGCTTGGTTGACCTGCATACATTTGAGAAGCAAGTTTTTCCATGCCAGTCGAAAGATTTGGCGCAAAACCTTTTGTTTTTCCAGCTAATTTAGAAAGTCCTTGTGAGCCAACATTTTGTGCTTTTATAAGATCAGCTGCAAACTTGCCTGCAAGAGGGCCTGAAGTCGGCGCAAAAGCACGACCAAGTCCCATTCCCAGGGCGCCAAGCCCTGCACCTGCTGCAGCGCCACCAATGGCTCCAGTTAGACCATCTTCCTGGGCGCCTCTAGCGCCGCCAATGACGGCGCCGAGAGCAGCAGGAATGCCATAAAGAGCAAACCTGTTCATGGCTTCACTCCATTACAAATAATTTATTTGCAATGACGTTCGGCTGAGCTTGGTTCATGACGCGCCAGGCATTCTGGGGATCACGTGCCATCACTTCGTTGAAGGTGCCCCAGAAGTTTTCAGGTTGTTGGGGAGCAGCTGCAGCAGGAGGAGCAGGGAATTGACCGTAAGAAGTTTGGACGGGTTCAGTACGGTAGCCAGGTGTTTCCAGTTGCTGCTCGCTTTCGTACACAGGATACGGACCTTCAGGACCGAAGAACTTCAGGGTGTAATCGCTGAGGACATCAGGGTTGGTGAGAATTTCGTTGTAGGCAAGATTCTCTTGATGCTCGTTAACTGCAAAGTTGGCATAGCCTTGAATGCAATTAGCGGCACGGTTGCCCCAGGCAACAGCACTATCCAGCATCCCTTCCAGTTGAAGGGCGTAGTTATTTAGGATTGCGGGTGCGTCGACTCCGAACGCGTTCATTACCTCCCGGCTTTCGTGGCTCATTCCCACCAGATCCGCGAGTTGATCCAAGGATGGACTCGAGGAGGTTTGGGAATAGCTGGGCGAGGATGCCTGGTTGAGATACGAGGTCTGCGGAACCGATTGTTGCGTAGCTTGGCTGCTGGGCAGTCCGTAATTGGCCGGGGTATACGGAGTCGTTGTCGGCGCTGAGGGTTGAGCCTGGAACGGGGATTGAACGGGAGCGCTCAGCAGGTTCACCACCTTGTTGAACGCCGATTCCCACGGGTTGCTGTTGCTGCCCTGGTCCACCGGTTGGGATTGGGGGGCGTACTGAGTAGGGGCGGATTGGTAGCTGGGGCTCGCCTGAGGTACCGCTTGGGGGTAGCTCGTACCCACCTGATACGCCACCGGAGCCTGGTAGCTGGGAGACGGAGCCTGGGGTGCTGCCACCACGTAGCTGCTCGGGGCCACTGCTGCGGGTGCTTGGCTCGTCTGTGGGATCGATTGGACGGTAGCGTCCTGCATAACTCATCTCCTTTTGTAATGCTTCTAAGGTTCGATACAGATAAGGCGTGAGATCAAGCCGTGGATCCGCAGCCATCGGTAAGTCCGGTGATTGCGGGTGAGGAGTCTGCATCATGCCCCCCACTAAGCGAGCGAAAGAAGAATAAGCATTCTGCAATTCGTTCACCATCCTGAATGGGAACCCAGATAACATCTCGGCCCGCTCCTCATCCGTTTTAGAAGGAAAGAGGTATTTCAGTGCTTCAATGCTATCAACACCTAATTCTTGTAGGTTTCTTACAACAATACTATTGTTTAAAACGTCTTGTGTTGAATCCTCATAAACAGGACCCAACCAACGCCAGAGTATTGTTAAATCACCATCGGGAATTAGTCCCAGGACACCGGGCGGTACTTGTTGTGTTTTGACACAAGCCATCATTAGCTGTTTGACTTTTTCTTCAAAAGCAGATAAGGCTTGTCGATATAAAGACAACTCTTCTTCTTTTGCATCTTCCGCTGGTTCGATTGGTTTTTCGAGGCCAGCAGCAGCGGCAAGTGTTTCACGGAACAAACGTTCTTCCTGGTAAATAATTAACTCAAGACAACGGGAGATTCCGTAAGTGTAAATTGCGTTTGCTTTTTTCTTTGAAGTAGCTGATACGCGACCAAACAATGATTTGTATTCGGTTGCGGTAACGCCTGCGGAAATTGACAGTTCGTCTACACCACCAAGAGCAGTACGTATTTCTTCTCGATATTGACGAGCAAAAGCGTTTTGATCTCCGGTGATGGCGTCTGGAACAATGTAACCAACACGGTCGTTTGGTTCCAGGTTGGCGATCACACGTGGAACTCGAATTTGACCATCAACACCACGACTAATGGGATCCGATTTAAAGGTCGAACGACTTAAGGCGGATGGGCTGGTAAAACCTGAGTTGGCGGCAATAGAAGGACGCTGTACAACGTTTGTATCACCACCTGCTTCCATCAGGTCTGTCTTGGGCCTGGAAGACAGAAGGGTTGGATTACCAAAGAACTGAACGTTCTTACGCATGGTACGCACCATTTCATCGTGCGTAACGATATGGTTGGCAAGAGCATCAAATTCACCAACACCTTCCGTAGAGAAACCTTTGGGGTTGTTAAAGATCTCAACACAAGGGATAAACCCTAAGGTGTTTTTAAATACTGTTGTGCGACCAGTTGCCATGCCTGCTGGCTGGTCAAATGAGATCTCACCTTCCGAATGGGTTTCTTCAATTGTTTTGCGTTTAATTGACAGACGAATATATCGTTTTGCTCCAGGGGTACCCACGTCTACGCCGGAAAGGTCACGCAAGCCGATGTCTTGATTAAAGCCGTTCCCGTTGCGGACCTTATAGCTGTAGATGATTACAACTTCGTCAATCTCGCCATCAATGTTGTAATAGGTGCGATATTCGTGTTTACGAAAATAATAAAGCCTGTAATTAGCTTGTGTTGGCCGGATATAAAAGAGACCTTGTCCATCACAAAGGTGGTAATCCCAAATGGAATCAAGACGCGAATCAAGCTGATTGTATTTAACTACGCGATCAATGAAGTCTTTGCGTTGATTACCAAAGTTGTCTTGCCCAGGAAAAAATTCAACACCCTGGCGGATGCCAAACATTTTCATTTGTGCCAAGTGAGCAGCAACAATTCCCGTATCGACTCCTGCCCCACCATCTTTTTCGAGGTAGGAATCAATAATTTCCCTGAGCCTAGCTTTAGCGTCAACGGCCATTAACTATTGCCACTCCTTACTTTTTTCATCTTAGCATTTAAGTTAATCAATAGACGTACTTACCGCCAATACCGATCAATGACTGCTGCTGTTGACCGTACTGAGGACCGTAAAAGAAACCCGCATTTCCCATGGGCATCATCCCAGGAAGCAAGGACGCCTGACGGAACTTGACATCAATAGCGCCTTCTCTACCAGGCTGGTCCTGAGGAAACACTTTTACTGGTGTTTGTGGAAGGTTGAAAGGTTGTGGGCCTCCACCAGGGGTATTGTTTTTCTGTGTTGGAATCACGAAACTAGGCCCAAAGGGATTACCCGACTGGAGCATTTCCAACCCAGATAGATTACCGCCGACTGGGATACCGCCCTGAATTCTCATTTTAACTGTATGTCAATGCTTTTATTTTACTCTTCTATTACTTCGTACCCGGCATCATCATTTAATCTTTTAAGAATAATACCTTCTCCTTTTAATTTCCAATCCAAAATATCTCCTTCTTCCCATCCAAGTTCTTCAATTAAATCTTCTGGAAGCTGAATAAAAAGCTCTCCGGTAATTGCGTCTTCTTGGACTTCGATAATGTACTCGGTCATTTGGTCAAAAGCTTTTCCATAAGCTTATCAAGCTTGTTGTTGATTTGTCTAAAGTTTTCATGCATTTCTTGGATTTCCCTGAGGAAATCAACTTTAAGAACATATTCCAACGGCAACCGATTAATTTCCTTTTCCAGTTGTTCCAACTTGGTATCCTGTGCGTTCAGCATTGAGCTGAGGACTTGTATTCGGTCGTGGAACCTAGAGAATAATTTGCTGGCAACCCATGTTCCACCAGACACAGCCGAGACAAGGGCTGTGATGCCAATTGCTAAATACTCTGGTCCCACTTGCCAAAAACCTTTTTATAATTCTAAGATTAGTAATCGACCTGAAGTTGTCCTTTTCTGGCAAGTCCTGTTACAAGCCATACGAGGGCGTCGACCGTATCGTCATGACTACTTACGCCGAAATTCGTGAGTTCCTCGAAGAGATTTGTGAAGTTGCGATACCTGTTGAAGACAATTTTTTGATCTTCGAACATTCCCATGATTCCACGAAAACGAGCCAACTTGTCTGCACGGAATCCTTTGACGGGGTGCCAGATCAAGTTATAGAGTCCTTCGTTATTCAAGCAAACCCTCTTGAAGTCAGCTTCGAGAGAAGCTTGGTACTGAACGGCTTCTGACCAAATATCACATGTTGAGTAAGTCGGGAAGTAGTGACCGCCTTCGTCACGTCCGATCACCGACCAATCATTAAGCAATTCTTTAAGAGCATCTAATTTTTCTAGGTTACCCATTACACGCAACCTGCGGTAATCAATAATATGAATGCGGTCGCCAATGCGCCCGCCAAGAATCATAACGGTGTAATCATTTTTTTCTTTTGTTCCAGCAGATAGGTCAACCCCCACTCCCAAGGTGTCAAACTCTGTAGCAATCTCTGCCTTAACAATCAGGTCAGGCGACAAAGAAAGTTCGTTCTGTCGAACGATTTGATTCATGTACTGAAACGAGAAAGCAATGGGTGCCTGACGTTTCTTTTCTTTTAAGTAATCAAGTGACCACATCTCTGGCCAATATGATTCTTCCTCTCCGGTAACATCATTTGTCTGGATCGCAGATAAAACAATTTGCCTCCAGTTGTTTTGTTCATTAAACGTAGTTGCGTGTATGTCGTCATGACGAAAGCGCGTGCCAAGACAAATCGCACGTCCTCCTTCAAACATGGTGGGAGCAATCACCGCATTCCAGTTATCCTGCATCATCTTTCGGATGTCAGGGTTACTGATATCAGAGGAACTTTTGATACAGTCATCAATGATGCAATTTAAAACATTCAAGCCATTGGCAATAAAATTATGATCTTTATGTTCTAGTTCCAAATCATAGACAAACTCCTCTCTTTCGCTAAAGTACTCAACTCTGGAAATGGGCTCGGGCGTCCAGCTTTGTCCGTTATCTGGTGATGCGCTACGTGGCACTGCCTGCATAACGTTATTAAATTCTGCGGGATATTGTTTGTTCTCTGATGATCGATATGGTGCACGCAGAGGTTCGTGCGAGAACTTCCGTTGCTTAACAGCAACTTCTTTTCCTTGGTATTGCATCCCACGCAAGTAAAAAGATCCCTCTTTAAAATCAGAGGACGTAGTTTGTTGAAGTCGTTGGAAAGGCACCCATGTTTGTAATTGCTGTTTCCAGTTTTTTGCATCCTTTGAGAATGTAGTTGATTCGCACATTCCCGCGAACAACATTGAGTTAGATGACTGACGGGTTGAAAAGAAACTCCACAAAAACGACAAGGTATTTTCGATAGTTTTATAAGTGCTGCTCCAGCGCATTGGTGTCCACAATAGATTTGTGTTGGTTTTTTTGATAAACGTTGAGCAAGTCGATTTGACATTACGCAGAACGTCTGCTTGCATTGCGGACAGCCAAGCACTACCTGGAAAGATTGTGTTTTCTTGTAACACGTTTCGCATATTCTTTGCGTCTTTCGCTTTGGAGATCCGCAGGCCAAACATGTTTTTATTTTGTTTCCGGTAGGGTGCTCGGACAAGGACTTCCCCTGAATCAAGATCTCCCGCCCTTTTTTGCCTTCCTTCTGCCGTAATGAAAGGGTGCTCGGGAGTTGCGCAAATTTTATTTCCACTGGCTGTTGTAATTTCAACAATGCCTTTGGCACGACGCCTTGTAACTGCTGCCACATTGCTCCACTCAATTTGATCTGTGATGGAATTGCGAACGGCAACTCGGTACAGGTCTGGTTGCTCATAAAGCGCTCGTATCGGTACTTCACCGATGCTGGTGGCAACCAGTGTATCACCTGTAAGGCAAAGATGCGAGCGCTTAGACGTAACGGAACCTTTTAGACCAGCTGCACATAAAGTAAATTGTTCATCGCCAGTGGTATCAATACCAGCAAATTTATGGTCAATTGACCAATACTCATTACTTGTTACGTTCTTTAAAAGACGTACTTTTGGAAACACGTCTTGATATTTTTTACTTTCCAGGATCCGCTTGATGGTTGCCGACTTGGAACGCGCAATGTCCACCGTATAGGACAGGTAAAGGATCTGCAGTGGCTTCTTGGCATGTGTGTGGATGCCAATGGCCCAGGCGGTCAGGAGGCCCAGGATGGTGCTCTTAGACGACCCCCTTGGCGCAAGTAAATCAATATTGGGACCAGCAATTTTAATAAGACAATTACTATCTTGTCCCGTGACAAAGTACTCGTGCCATTTTTTGTGATGTGCTGCAGGAGGCT